CTCCGCGTTCCGGACACCTTAGCGTTGCCGTACACCTTAGCGTCGCCGGACACCCAAGCGTTGCCGTCTTGGGATAGGTTGTTTTCAGATTCGACCCACCCGCCAACATCTCCAACGGATACGGATGCAAAAGCTGTTACACAAACAATGCGGTGTAGTGTTCTCCCGAAGGCTTCTTTAGTTTCGTCTGTTAATTTGTATTTCATAACATTCTCCGTGTTGTGTTATAGTGACTATGCAGGACTCGAACCTGCGATTTCCGAGCTGCTTTCGCATCCAGTGCACTAACCATCTGTGCTAAGGAGCTTGTCTATTTAGCCGGAGCCGTAGCCGGAGCCGTCGCCGTAGCCGGAGCCGTAGCCGTTGCCGAACTTGACTTCGATTATTTCGCACAAATCGTTGTCAATCTTTTTATTTATTACGTTATCCATTTTCTTTCTCCTTGTTTCCACACAGACGTTCTTCGTTTAGGATTTCCATGAAATGAACCCCGGCAAGGAAACCTTCATTGAAGTCAACGCTTGAAGTAGAGCCTTTTGCTTTCTTGTACAGGGTGGCTATCGCGGATATTTCTTGATGGTCCATATTTTATTCTCCGTTATGTTAATCCGTTATCCTGCACAACGGCTTCTACGCCATTATGCAGGGTGACGGACTAGCCTTGAGTTTCTTCTACGAGCTTGATGATTTGAGTCCCCAGCACATCCTTGTACCTGTTGAGCATTTCAAGTTGCGTTTCCAAGAATGAGGTGTCTTCCTTGTTCTCGGTTGCCGTCGTTAGAATTGACTTTCATGTTTTCGTTTTCAGCCATGTTTTATCCTTTTTTGTTAGGGTGAAAAATCTGCCTCCGGGCGCTCCCACTAGGGAGACAAGGTGATTAATGTTGCGGAATGTGCCGCTGCACCCATCGGCGTATATTCATTCTTTAGGTTCAAAAGTCTGTGAGTTCGATGTACCGCCCTTCTTCGTCCCATTCAGTCCAGTAGGAATCACCGTTCCCGTCGTCATACAGTTCCAGGTATTCATCGTCGCTGTAAGCCGTGTGCAAGCATTCGTCGCTGCAATAGTATTCCATGCCGCCTTCAATGCAGTAACCCTTTTTCATCGGTTTTCCGCATGCGCTGCAAATTCTTTCCATTTCGTCTTTTTCATTCATATTCACCTCAAATTGCAACAGTCGTTCTTGTTCGGGTTGAAATTGTTTTTCCAGTATTCGTAGGCTTTGTCCTCGTCTTCGCACACTGAAACTTCCTTGAACTTTATACCCTTGACGAGTTCTTTCTTTATTTCAAGTGGGAGATGCAAGTACCCGCCCTGCTTTACCGTGTGTTTCGAGAAGTCGACCATGTCACCGAACCATTTTTTCACCCATGTATTCACCCGCAGGAACTCGACCTGTACCTTGTCGCACTTTACAGTGTTCAACTTTTCAAGGTCGACAAACTCCGGTATGTAAGGAGAAAGTCTAAGGGCCACATCAAATCCGTTCCTGTACAGTTTCTCTATTGCATTGATTCGCCTTGAAGGGATAACGGCCTTCTCGTACTTTAGTGCGAGCCCGTCGTCTGTTGTCGTTACCGTAATTTGAACGTGGGCGAGGCGAGGGTCGAGTATTGCCATGTATTCGTCCGTTGCGACAAGATCGGATTTAGTGACTATAAGGTACGGGATTCTTCTTTCGTTCATCGCCTTTATGGTGTTGTATGTGACGCGGTGGATTGTCTCGCATGGCTGGAAACAGTCTGTCATGCCGCCGAGCCTGACCGCCTTCGTGACCTTCATCTTTCCCTGTGAAATCATGTTCAGCACCTTCAGAATCTTCCCCTTGTCGGCAACGGCAGGGTCAAGCGGGTTCCACAGCTTGCGGAAGTCAAGAAGGCTTTTCGCGTAGCAATACTTGCAGTCGTGAGCGCAACCGCATCCGTATGTATCAAGACGTACCGGGTAGTTGCACCGTTCACCTTCCCCCCCCCGACGTTCTTGAAAAAGGACTTGAACTCTTTTGACATTTTTTTACTCCTTGAAGCTTCCTTGTTGTTCATTTTTTTTTAGAGGCCGATGGCGGAGTCGAACCGCCTTCGCGTCTGATTAAACAGTTGCCCGCCCGCCGACGACCCTTCCGGGCTGTTTCTGCTCTCTTCCGTTGAGCTAATCGGCCTTGTGCCTGCCGGGCACGACGAATAAAACAACAGAGAACAATGCTCATCCCGGATGAGGGTGATACTGTCTCGCCGTGTGGCAGGCTTTTGCGGCGGCTAGACAGGCTCACCGCAAAATTCTATCCGTCAGAACGCCGGGTCGTCGTCCTGGTTTCCGTACCACACACCGCCTTGCGAAACGTTGTTGTTCTGCTGGCGCTGTGTCAAGATTTGGAAATTTGAACAGTCGATTACCTTCTGCGTCCGTTTCTGCCCGTTGCTGTCCGTCCAGGTTTTTTCGGTGATTTCTCCCTCGACATAGAGTGAGGTTCCCTTCCTTATGTTCAGCTTTTCGAAAGTTTCGGCTACTCCGGCCCATCCGCGGATGTTGTGCCAGATGGTTAGCTCCTTCGTCTCTCCGTTCGATTCCCTGAAGCGCTTGGATGTCGCAAGCGTGAACGTCACGCACTTCCTCCCGTTCTGCGGGTTTGTGCGGATTTCGGGGTCGTGTCCGAGATTCCCTATAAGTGTAGCGCGGTTCAAGTATGCCATAGTTTGATTTCCTTTTTTTTATACGATTTTCTTGACCGAATACGTAGCCCCGTCCGGATCGTCCCAGTCCTCGTTGAGGCTCATCGCCCTGTCGTTGAGGTGGACAAAGTTCTCCCTCTTCGCGATGACCTTTTCCGTCCCGTCGGGGTAGCGCTTTACAAGACCGTACATGTCGATTGCTCCGTGTTATCCGAACATGTCGTTGTCTGTAGGTTCGGCCGGGGCGGTTTCAGCCTCTCCGGGTTCGGTCGCCTGTTCAGTCGCCGTCGGTGCCGACTTCGGCTGCTGCGTTGCGGTTGCAGTCTTCTTCGCCGTCTTTTTCGTTTCGGCTTCCTTTTCCGCGTTCTTTTCGGCTTCCGAGTCCATGATTGCCTTCCAGCTAGTTTCGCCGTCCTTGATTGCGGAGTAGATGGCGCGGAGGGTCTGTAGTTCGTTCGGGGAGAGCGCCGAGAGCTCGTGGCCGACGTATTCCTTGAGCTGTTCCACGGACACGCCAATCTGCGCGAAGGCGTCGATGAGTCGGTTCTTGGCGGCGTCCGGGTTCTGCGCGTCCTGTTTCTGCATGGTCTGCCGCACGTACCACAGGGCTTCATCGACGAGGTCGCCCGGAATCAGGCGTAGTCCGAGCGTGCGGACGGCCTTGGAAATGAGCGCGTTCTGCTTGTTGAGGATGTCGTCGTCAGTGCCGTGGAGGATGAACACCGGCTGCCCCTTGGAATTGGTGCGGATGCGGATGGGTTTCTCGCCCTGCGGGAGCTTCGAGCGTTCGACAGTCTTCGTGACGGTCACGTCCTGCGAGAAGTAGGTGTTCGTTTCGAGGTCGCTCACGGCCACGCGGATGACGCGGCGTTCGTCGTCCTCGGAGATAGTCGCCGTCTCGGTGAGGATGTTGGTCATGTTGCGGATGGCCGATTCCACGAAGCGGATGCTCGGTCCTTCGATGCCCTTTCCGACCGGCTTGTGGTAGATGGCGACGTTCGCGAAGCTGGGGCGCTGCGCGTCCTTGAGCATCGCCTGGCGTACCATGTCGAGGTCGCGGGGACGGGCGAGGGCCATCTTGTAGCGTGCTTCCACGGTGGCCTTCTGAAGCGCCGCCATGGCGATTGCCGAGTTTTCGGATGCCGATGCCTGCACCGCGGGGAGCTGGCTTTCGTTCTGGGTGAATGTTGCGGGGAGGTTCTGTTCCATTTTCGTTTCTCCAGTTTTTGTTCCTTTTGATTGTTCCGTTTAAATCCCTTTCGCCGTGATCCGGAGCGTCCTTGCGCCCTTCTTAGTGGCCGTGTGGCTCGCTATTAGCGCCACCCTGGCGGCGCTGTCGAGCGGCTCCATCGCTTCCCTCGCCACGGCTTCCCAGTCGGTCTCCTTCGAGTCCTTGTTGTTCTTCCAGGTACACCATCCTGGGACTACCGTGGCGTCGCCCATGAACACCTTGATGCGGTTCGCGGCCTCGGCCTTCTTGGCCTTCGCTGCCGTTTCCGCGGCGGTCGCGGCCTTGTAGTCGGCCACGTACTTCTGCAGGTCCTCGTCGGCTTCCTTTTCCTTTTCGGGGTCGCCTTCCGCGAACCTGTCCTTGATGAACCCGGACGCCGTCGCGCTTCCGCTTACTTCGGGCATTTCGCCGTGCGCCACGTAGGGCCAGAAGGCGTCGGAGGCGTCGAGGATTTTCTGCGCCATTTCTTCGTCGTATTCCATCGTGTAGATGACGAACTGCTGTCCGCTGAAAAGTACGGCGAGGTGCGCGAACTTCGCCCCGGTCACCATCATCTGCACCTGGAGCTGCGCCCTGTAGTATTCCGGGAAGTCGGAAGTCCACGGGTCGCCCCACTTCTCGTCCTTCCATCGGATGTTCTTGGCGTCCACAGGGCATCCTATCGTGTGGTTCCACCCGTCGAGCGAGGCGCCGAGGCGCGGGAAACTGTCGCACGTCACGAGGTCGTATCCGTCCATGTGTTCGAGACGTGCGTCCGTTTCTTCGGCATACGCCTTGAGGATTTCGCTTTCCATGCGCGAGCCCCACTTCATCGCCTCGTTCACGGCGAAGTCGGGAGCCTGCCCGGTCTTGTCGAGCCATACGTCGAAGATTGAACCGAACGGGGACATCCCGAGAATCTTCGCGGCGTCCGTGCCGGTGATGTAGTGCTTTCTTTTTTCGAGCCACTCCGGCTTCTTGCTTTCGTCTTTTTCGATTTCGATAAATTCCATGTTGCTAGTACTCCACCTTGAGGTTGCTGATCTTTCCCGTGAGGATGGCCTTCACGACCGCCTTCGCCGCTTCTTCTGCCGCCACCCTGTAGCCGTTGTCGGTGAACCCGGCGATCGTCTTCCTGATTTCCGGGAGGACGTACGCGGCGATCTGTTCGTAGACGGCCTTGTTTACGGCCTTCATTTCAGGGGTCCACTTGGACGGTGCCGGGGCGGGGGAGGGTAATGGGGCCTTCGCCGGTTCGAAACTGAAGGATTTTGCCTTGGCATCGTCGGCTTCGCGCTGCTTACGTTCGGCTTCCGCCTGTTCTGCGCGTTTCTGCGCCTCCTGGCGGGCCTTTTCCGCCTCGGCGGCCCTTCTCTCGGCTTCTTCCTTTTCGCGTCCCAGACGGGCCTTTTCCGCGGCGGCGCGGGCCTCCGCTTCTTCCTTCGCCTTGCGTTCGGCCTCTTCCTTGATTTTCTGTTCACGGATGATGCGTTCGGCCTCGGCCTGCTTCGCTTCGAGTTCGGCAAGGCGGCGGGCGTCCTCTTCCTTTTTCAGTGCCGCGTCTCGCAGAACCTTGAGCGCGTTGATTTCCCCGGAAATTGCGAGCGTGGCGTCCTTGAGGCTTTCCTTCCACTTCTCTTCTGTAAGCGGTGTCTCTTCGAGCTTCTTGATTTCGGCCTCGATTTCTGCCGAACCTGCGAATGCGAGGTTCAAATGCGTGTTGCAGATGGCCTCGACGGCCTTCTCGCGTTCCTCGATTTCTGTGACGGGCTTTCGGATTTCGTCTTGAAGGGCTTCCATCTTTTCGCGGAACGATTTTCTGTTGGCGTCGATGACATCCGGGAGCGCCTTGAGTTCGGCGACAACCTGTTTCCCGATGTTGTCCACCTTTATCTTTACGCTGGCGAGCTGTCGGGCGGCGGTCTTGATTTGCGACCGGCCTTCTTTTGTAGTGAAATCGGCGACGAGGCCCTTCGCCTTCTTCTCGATGACTCCGTAGAGCGCGTCGAGGTTGCTCCCTTCTCTGAAAAATTCCTGCAGTGCGCCGGTGTCGGCCACCACGACGGCGTAGTCGTCCGTAACGGTCACCGCGCCGTTGGTCTTGATTTCTCCGTTTTCCATTTTGCTTTTCTCCGTTTGGCTTGTTTATGGTTTATTTTCTACTGTTCGAAGCTTGTAGCTCCCTTGCATGCCTCCGCGCACCATCTGTTGTGTGTCTCGCGGTCGATTTTCCCGATGCTGTAGAGGTGGTGGATGCTTGCCAGCGTTTCCTTGATCTGCTTGTCCTGATTCATTTTCTTTTCTCCGTTTGTTGGTTTATTTCGAGTTGTTCGAAGTAGAGTTCCGTGTCCCCGTTCTCGAAGCCCCATTCGAGCGCGTCGCGCATCGTCATGACCCCGAGCGGTTCACCGCCCGCCTCGACGTACCACAGCCTTTCCATCACATTCCCCCGTCTAGGTAGGCGGCAAGCGACATCGCCTGTACGAAAAGCCACATGAACGCCATGCCAGCCGCTATGATGCCAACGAAACCGGCTACCTGCTTCATTTCTTCCTTTTCCATCTCTTCATCTTCCTTTCGTAAGAATTTCGGCGAGGTATTCCAGGCTGACGAACGTGTTCCTGTATCCGGATTCTTCCTTCCGCGTCACGGAAATCTTGATGTCCTTCGGCACGACGCCGTAAGCCTTGATGTGCGCGTCGGTTGGTTCCCCGCTGACTTCGAGCTTCCAGTGTCCCTTTTTCGGGTGAAAAAACTTCGTCTGCATGTTATACCACCCATACGAAGAATGCGACCGATGCGAGCGCCGCCGTGAGGAACAGAGCTGTCTGTATAACCGTGTCGAGGAAACGGGCGGTGTAGTGGTCGCCGCCGATGGCCTCGTTGAATTTTCGAAGGATTCTGTAGTAGGTTCTTTTCATTTCGTTTACCTTGCCTATCGGGTTTGTTTCAATTTCTTCGCCGTGGATCCCGTCGTTCGCCCTTCCGCGCATGAATCCGTTCACCATCACCGGCCTCCCGCCGCGTTCTCGATTGCGAGCATGTTGCTGAAGTCCTCGACGGTCGCTGGAATCAGGGAAAGCGATATTACTGCGTTGACCGGGTAGCCCTTGGCGTATGTTGAATTGCGCCAGTACTTCACGTAGAGCGCCATTACAGTCGCCTTGATGCCGTTGGTGAACGCGGCGTAAGCTTCCTTTCCTCTAGCCTTGGCGCTGCAAAGCTGCCAGTATGCGTTCCCGCCGCAGGCGACGCAGTAGTTCCGGATAGCCTCGCTGACGTTTATTGCCCTCATGACGGGGTTCTTCGGCAGCCACGCGGCACGCGGGTCCCTGTACTCGATTGACCTCGTTTCATCGCCCTTGTCTCCGTAGGATTCTGCGATGTGGTTCTTGGCGGCCGTTACGAGAGTCGGTACTGTCGGTATCGCCTCGACCTGCAGCGCCCTCCGGAATATGTCGTGGGCGTTCTCCGCGGTGATTGAAGGCACGGCGTCGGCGATTGATGCCGCGACGATCCCGAGCGAGGCGTTTGGCACCGTCCTGTGGGCCATCGCGTATGCGTTCACCAGTTCCTTCTGTATGGCCAGTTCAACGGCGTTCATTCGTAAGCTCCTTTTCCTGCTGGGCTATCATTGCTGACGACCGGAACCAGCTCTTTTCCATCTCCGTCATCTTCGGTGTTTCCGCTTCCTGCTGCTTCATCTCTTCCATGTCGTCCCGGTAGGAAGCCCACTTGACGAGCACGGCGTAATGGTTCTTCGGTGGCGGCGTTATCTCGTTGTTCTCGAGCTTGCAGCTGAGCGAGTCTATCGCGCGGTTCAGTTTCTGCAGGTTGCCGAACTTTATGCCGAGTTCCGCGTACTGTTCCTGCGTCAGGCGGACGTTTCCGAACTCGCCGGAGTAGGCGAGGCTGAGCACGTCGGGCACGGGAACCTTCTTTTCTCTAACGGGTCCGGTCCCCGTACCCTTCTTGTTGTTCGTGCTTATCTCGATGGTTTCTTGGTCGTTAAACTTTGCTACGGAAGATGTACCAGATTCCAGCGTCCAGCACCGTGTTTGTCCGGACGGTGCGGAGGTCATGTTCACCGCGCCCTCGCGGGTAGCGGCATCTTCCGTAGCGTTTGGCTGTCGAGAGCTTGAACATTCGTTCTTCCGGGGCCTCCCGCCCTTCTTTCCGTTCTCGCGTGACGCGACCGCGGTCTTCGAGTCCTTGCGCTCTATGGACCAACGGACCATCTTCGAGCCGAACGACTCGCCGTCGGGGTTGAGGTCTTCGAGGTCGAGCATCGACTGCTTCACGTCGGCAGCCGCCTGCTCGTCCGTCATCCTGCGGTAGTGGCGGATGAACTCCTTGAAGAGCACCTTGGCCCAGTATCTGTCACTTGGAACTTGCTGCATTGCCGAACACCCTTACGATCGCCTCGGAGACAACTGCGGACACGGAAGAGCTTAGTCCCCTGTCCTTCCTCGACTTGTCGACTTTCTTGGCGATTTCGAAGGCCTTGTTCGATAGTCCTACTGTTGTTGGGTTCATGTCTTTTCCTTTTTTGGATTTACACATCTATCAAATGTTTTTTACAAAAATATAAAAACTTTTTATAAAAATATAAAAAGATTTTGTAAAAATCAATTTAAAATATTTTGATAATTTTTAAATATTTTTAGAAAGTTCTAAATTTAGGACGTGGCAAACAATATCGACTGGGATAAATTCTTGGAGAGGACGAAGATGTCCAAATCGGACGCGGCGCGGAAACTAGGCGCTGCGCCAGCAATGATGACGGGGTGGCTGAACGGCAAGAAACCCGGATACGCCTATCTGAGGAAGCTCTGCGAGGTCGGCATGACGGCGCAGGAGATGTTCGGCGAGAAGGCCGGTGACGCCCTCGTAAGGAACTCTTCCGAGTTCAGGCCGGAGCCGGAAGTGTTCGAGTCGCCGGAGTTCAAGGCGGGCGTGGTGAGGACTATAGAGGACATGAAGAAGATGGGGCTCATCAAGTGAACGGCTCCCGACGGGCCGTTGTAGAAACCCATTGGGTTTTTATAGAAACCTGCTGGGTTTTAAAAAACCTGGAAAAACCCAGGAAAACCTAAAAAACCTAGATTTTAACCCACTGGTTTTTTTAAAAAACCTAGAAAAACCCGATAGGTTTTAAAATAAACCTAGATTAACCCGGCGGGTTTTAAAAAAAACCTAGAAAAACCTGGCCTATTTAAAAATAAAAAGAAGTATAAGTAATAATAACCATTATCTTAATTTGAATAGTTATCACTAAATAACCATTTACTTTAGCGGGATATTACGCGCGCGCGAGGAAAACTTGAAAATCGACATCAAATCTTTTCTGGACAGGACGGGGATGACCCAAAAGGAACTTGCCGATGCCGTGGGGCTGTCCGAATCCATGATAAGCACCCTCAAGAAGGGCGGCACGGATACCTCCGCGACCGCGTGCAAGAATTTCCTGCTCGCTGGGATGACGCTGGGGGAGCTTTTCGGCCCGGAAGTCGAAAGGGCGGTAAAGTCTACGCTCGAAGAAAAAAAAGGCCCCTGCGCCCCGTTTCCCGACGAAATTTGCCGAATGATCGTGTCGAGGGGCATGGATGCGCTGAAGAAGGAAGGCATAGTCCACTGAATGCGGAAAATTCAACCCTGTTGAAATCCTGTTCAACGGTGTTGATTTGTTTCAGCTTTCCGGATTCCCCTTGACGCCCCTTTCCATCCCTTCGGTTATTGCCTCCCACATCTCGTCACGGGTCGCCGGCTTCCTGCCGTGGCGACGCTCGTAACATTCGAGGCACCGTTCGAAAAACGAAAGTATGCTGCCTTCCTTGGCCCTGTCCATCGTGAATACCTATGCGTGTATGCGCGGTTGCGCATAGACCCTATTGACTTTTTCCCCGTTTTGAACTATATTCTTTTTCAGATCCATTTCTCCGTAATGGCGCCTGACAGCGGATGTCAGTCTGCGATAATCTTTCTTATCATCTCGATCGCAGCTTCCGCCGTCAGGCTTTTTTCGTAAAACTTGGTAAGCACGGTATGTATGCAGCCGATTAGGAAGAGGGCGCTTTTCTTTTTGATGTTTTCCATATCGTTCTTGTATGTTTATTTTCCGTCTCTTCCAAATATAACACATTTTATTCCACTTTATGTATTTTTTATATAAATTTTTTCAAAAAGTTGTATTTTTTATATAGATATTTCTATATTGTAGGTATGATTGACATTAAAAGTTTTTGTTCGCGTATCGGTGTAAAGCAGAAGGAGCTTGCCAAGACGCTCGGAATCAAGCCCGAGACCATTTACAAATGGAGCGACGGGACGAACACGCCTACATACGACGTCATATTGCAGCTCAAGAGGATGGGGATGACCGATTTCGAGCTTTTCGGCGAGACTTTCTCGGAACAGGAGGATTTCTTCAAGAGAAGGCTGCTGAACGCCCACAACCATTTTCTCGAGGAAATGGGTATCAAGACGGATTTAACCAAGGAGAAGATATGACCGCAAAGGAAATGGAAGTAGCATATTGCAAGGCAAGGATAACTTGCATCAAGTCGTTTCGGCTTTTGCTCCGCGAACACATCAAGCTGTCCGAGGAAGGTTTGAATCTTAAACTTTCCTACGAGCAGGTCCACAAGCTGATGATGGCCGGGCTGGAAAACGTCAACGAAGAGCTCACCAAGGAACTGGAAAAATGGGAAAGGATGCTTTCCGAAACAACCAGTTCGGATGATGAAGCCGTTGCAATTGATGAACAAAAGGACTGGAAGTAGCTAATTTCCGGACGGATTTAAACATTTTGTATAGTTTTTCGAGTCGGGCGGTCTAGTACCGCCCTTTTTTTTCGCCATTTCGTGACGCTCGGCCCGTTTTCCTTGCTGGCCGTGACGTTCATTACCCCACAGAAAAAAACGCCCTGCTCGTCCGTTTTAAGCGGCTTTGAAGCGGCAAAATTTAAGCGTATTCGACAATATGCTATAGGATTCCATTTTTCGCCATTTCCGTCCTGTAACTTTGGGGCATGGGAATTTTTTACAGGGACAGAAATCTTTTTGAACCGCAGAGGCTGCACCGGACACCGGAAGGCTACCTCACGGCATACATCCGTTGCACCTGCGCGGGCGTGTTCCGCTACGTCGGGAAGGACGGGAAGACGCTCGAACGTGTACTCCGCCCGGAAAACGAAGTGGGCGACCCCGCTTCCGTCAACTCGGCGAACTCCAAGCCTGTCACCCTCCAGCACCCGAACGAGAGCGTGACGGTCGACAACGTGAAGAAGTACGAAGTCGGATTCACGGGCACTGACGCCTTCTTCGACGGTATCGACCTCTGGATTACCATCACGGTCACCGACCCGAAGGCAATCGAGGCCATCGAGAAGAAGGAAGTGCAGGCCGTATCGATGGGCTACGACGTCGAAGTCATCGAAGAGAACAAGGACCCGCTCAACAACTGGCGCGGTACCGAATACGGATGGGTACAGCACGGCATACGCTACAACCACCTCGCGCTCGTCTATGCGGGCAGGGCTGGGGAGAGCGTCGAAATCACCGTGGGCGACTGTATTGACGATTTAACTAAACCAAAAACCGCCGGGCATGAACCGGCAAAGGACAACGCAATGAAGAAAATCATCATTGACGGTGCCGTTTACGAAGCCGACGAGGCTGTCGCAGCGAAGATTACAGGGCTCGAAAAGCAGCTCGGCGACTCCGCAGCTGCACACAAGGCCGAACTCGACACGGTGACGGCCGAAAGGGATTCCGCGAAGGTGGAACTCGAAAAGATGACCGCAGCACGCGACACGGCCCAGGCCGAACTCAAGACCCTCAAGGAAAAGCAGCTTGACGGTGCCGAAATCGCGAAGCGCGTCGCCGACAAGATTGCCCTCGTCGAGAAGGCCAAGGGCTACGGATGCGAAGTCAAGGCTGAAGACGCCGACATCGACATCAAGAAGGCCGTTATCTCGAAGGTCGTCGGCGACAAGCTCAGCCTCGAAGGCAAGAGCGAAGAATACGTCGCGGCCGCATTCGACTCCGCCTGTGCGACACTCGACAGCGGCGCAGGCGAAGGCGATGAACGTTCCCCGTTCACCCCGGACTACGCCGGTATCAAGGAAACGGGCGAGTACAACACCGACAGCGCCTATCAGGCGATGAAGGACAAACTGGCCGGAAAGGCCGCAAAGGAGGCTTGATATGGCTGATTTCAACAAGGATGAATTTGGAGGCATCGGCCTCCCCGGCTTGATTTTCCCGTTCGTCCCGCATTCCATCGAAAGCGGTACGCTCCAGGACAACAAGGACGAAATTGGCGGTTTCCCCGTGTACTCCGTACAGGGCAACCCCGGAAAGGTTTGGGCATCCAAGCCCGCTTCCGCCGACGCTGTCGCCCGCGTGGTCGAAGTGACTATAGGCGGCACCGTGGCACAGAGCGACAAGTTCTCCGTGACCATCGCAGGTACGAAGTACGAAGTCACGGCAGGCAGCGGCGATGACGCTTCCGATGTCGCTACCGCCCTCGCAACTGCCGTTGCCGCCGACGACAACTACGGCGCAACCTCTTCCACCGGAAAGGTGACCATCACCGCCTCCACGGCAGGTGCTGCCCGTAACGCAGACCAGTTTATCGTTGGCAAGGAATCCGCCGCAGGTACCATCGAAAAGAACGAAAAGACCGCAGGCGCTGACGCAGTCGCAGGCGGCGTGTTCCTCGGTATCGTTTCCTTCACCGAGGCCGACACGATGCAGCTCGGCTACACAGCCGGAGACACCGTGAACGTCCTCAAGAAGGGCCGCCTCTGGGTAAAGGTCGCCGGCGAAGTCCTCGCAGGTCAGGCCGCCTACATCAACAATTCCACCGGAAAGATCACCGCCAACAGCTCTAGCGCAACGGCTATCAGCGGCGGCGTGTTCAAGTCCAACGCTTCCGACGGCAAGATTGCCGAACTGGAAATCGCATAAGGGGGTAAATACCTATGGCATTCAACGCTAAACAGAACGCTCTGATTCTCGCCCTCTTCGGCGTAATCGCGAACGAAACCTACGGCCTCGAACGCGAGGCCCTCCACGCGACCGAGCTCGTCCCGATGCAGACTGGCATCGACGAATGGATTGGCTCCTGGGGCTACAAGACCGTTTCCGAAGTCGGTATGGCGAAGTTCATCGCCGACTACGCTGACGACCTCCCGCCCGTCGGCCGCTTCCTCACCGTGAAGAGTGTCGGCATCAAGACCCTCGCCATTTCCTACTCCTACTCGGAAGTGGAACTGATGCAGTACCTCACCGCCGGAATCAACGTGTCCCGCGACGACGCGAACACGGCCCGCCGCTTCATCGACAAGAAGGTTGACGAAGTCATCCTCGTCGGCGACAAAGAACAGGGCGTGACCGGCTTCTTCAACAACGAGAACGTCACCGTCGTGGAATCCGCAGGGAACGCAGCAGGCACGTCCACGAAGATCAAGGACAAGTCCGTCGCCGAAATCACCAAGACGGTGCAGGCAATGGTCGATGCCGCCTACAACCTCAACAACGGCTCCATCGTCCTCGACTCCATCGTGTTCGACCACGAGGCGTTCGCCCACATGGCGACGACCCGCGTCAGCGACAATGACGGTACGACCATCCTCGAATACCTCAAGAAGGTGTTCCGCGAAGAAGGTATCGTCAACTGGTCCGAAAGCCGCAAGCTCGACAGCCTCGGCAGCAACAGCACAGGCCGCGCAGTCCTCTACAAGAAGGATGCGTCCGTCGTGTCCTACGTGCTCCCGATCCCGTTCAAGCAGAACGAACCGCAGGCACACGCCCTGCACTACAAGGTTCCTTGCTTCGCCCGCGTAGGCGGTACCGTAATCAAGAACCTCAAGGGAATCGTGTACTGCGACGGAATTTAACCTTACCGGGTTGCTCCACGACGAAGGCTTGATTGCGCGGAGTCGTGGAGTCCGTCGCGTTTTTTCCCTCTTCCATCACGAATCTTGAACCTCCGAACAAGTCAGAATTTTTTTGAAAACACCCGGTAAAGGAAAATTTGAAAAATGAAGAAAATCTACATCAACAACATGAAGCGAGCCGTAATCTTCGGAAAGTCCGTACTGCTTCCTGGCTCGAACCTCGTAGAAGAAATCGACCCGAAGAAGTTCCCTTCCATCGGGACGTACATCGACAACGACGACATCGAGGTCTCGGAAGACCCGGCGAGCGCCGTGAAGAAGGCGAACACGCAGCAGGCGGTTGACGATATCGCCGCGACCGAACCCGAAAACGAGACCCTGCAGAAGAATGCCGGGAAGCGCAAGGGTGCGCTCGACAAGCTCGACGCGGAAGCGAAGGCGGCAGCGGCGAAGAAGAAGAAAGAAACTGAAGCCGAAGAAAACGGCACGGAAGAATAGGGGGCCTGTTCCATGTCTCTGACTCCGCAGGAACGTGACGAACTGGTGACCTACCTTGACGACAAGGTGGCGAACAGCCCGCGCCTCGAAGCGCTCATCAAGGGCGCGGAACTCCGCGTGGGCCGCTGCTACTTCGGCAAGGCTTTTGTTTACGCACTGTCCCTCATGGTGCAGCACAAGGCGGCCCTGCTCGAAATGGCTTCGGGCGGGGTCGCCGGACCCGTTACCAGCAAGCGCGAGGGCGACCTTTCCGTCGGTTACGGCACGGGCGGCTCTTCCGGAAACAACGACCTCTCGAACACCGTGTTCGGGCAGGAATACCTTGAACTCTTGGAGCAGTACAGCCCGAGGCCCGGAGTGACCGGCGGCGTGCTCTGCGGGGGGCTCGACGGTGGCGACGCTTTTCGACCGTTACTTTGAATTTCTCCGCATGTCGCGCCCTGCTTTCGACCTTCGCGGAAACGAGACGGAAGCTGACGTGACGACAAGGAGCGTGCGCGGTACGGTGCAGCCGCTGAACGGGAAGGAAACTGTCCCGGCGGCGGCGCTGAGCCGGAACACGGGTACGGTGAAGGTCTATTCCTCCGAACGGCTCGACTTCCGTTCCGAGGACGGTACGGGGCTCGGTTACGTTCGTTGCGCGGGCGTTCTCTACGAACTTATGGACGAGCTGCCGAACGTGAACGGTCTTATAGACCACTGGAAGTACATAGCGTGCATGGTGCCGCAGTCGCAGGTGCCGGAAGCGCTGAAGGGGGCCTGATGCCGGAACAGGAAGAACAGAAGGTACTCGAGGAAAGCATCGTGGAACGTATCAAGGGCTCCATCGTCGAGTACTTCAACAGGAGCGAACTCGTAAAGTGCCCGTTCTTCAAGTCGCCTTCCAACGTGCCGGCCCCGGTAGGCAAGTATATCGCCGTCAGGGTCGAGAAGGTCGACCAGTACGGATCGGAAATGAAGCCTGCACCCGGCGTGGGCGCGACGTTCGCGTTCCAGCAGGTCGCCACGGTGGCGTTCATCGAGGTTGAAGGCGACGGGGAGGCCCTGCGCATGGTGCGGAACCTTGTCCAGCGAAAAGACTTCCGCGACACGGCAGGTGCCGAGGCGGGATTCAGCGTCTGGGACATCACGGGCATCATCCCCGTCGACACCTTCGACGGGAAGTTCTACGTGAGACAGTGGCGCTTCACGATGACGGTCAACTTCGCGGACGAGTTCACGGAAGACGTACCGAAGATAGAGACTGTGGAACCCGTCGTACTTGACGGGCGCTTCAGGGTGAAGGGAATTGTGACGGACCACAACGGGAACGGGGTCACGGACGAGATGCACAGGCCCGCGTCCGTGGAACTGGTCTTTTCTTAGAGGAATTAACAAATAACAGGAGAAAAAGGCAATGGCTGAAATTATCGACCAGATTGTCAAGATTAGCATCCAGGACGCCATTTCGAGCGTCGAGACGGTTGACGTGAACACCGTCGCCATTGTCGGCAAGGTCGGCGCGACTACTACGACACCGACAGCGTTCACGCCTTCCACGGACCCGATGAAGGCATTGACCGCCAAGGCCGTTGCCGAAGCGTATGGCGCGGATTCCGAAATCTACGCAATGGCTTCCGCGTTCTTCGCGCAGGACTCCCAGCCGAGCGAATTGATCTGCATCCCGCTTGCGAATGACGGGGCGTTCTCTACCGCCATCGGAAAGGCAAAGACCGCAGCGGAAAGTTTCGCATTCTACCACATCATCGCCGCTACGGACGATGCGGCCGTCACCGCGACCGAAATCAACGGGACGAACAAGTGGCAGGAATGGCTCGCAGAGGCCCACAAGGTATTGCACCTCCAGGTCTATAATGGCGGTTCACAGTCCGCGGCGATTACCGCGGCGAACACGTTCGCCGATGCGCTGGACTCCGCAAGCGCAAACCGTTGCGCCATTTACCTCCACAAGGAAAACCGCACGGGCGGCTCGAAGGAATTTCTCCCGGTCGGCATCGTGGCCGGACGTTGCGCATCCGACTCGGCACGCGGCACGTTCGCCCACAAGAAATGTCGCGGCGTAACGTTCGACAGCTACAGCGCCACCGACTACGCGGCGCTCCAGGCCAAGGGCGTGAACGTCTATACGAAGGTTGCAGGCGAGGCCCGTCTTTTCATGGGCACCACGCAGAACAAGGAAACGTTCATCGACAACATCGTGAAGGACGACTGGATCCGATTCAACGTCCAGAGCCGCATCTACCAGCTGCTCGGCGAAGCGAACGACGGGAACGGCGTGACCTACGACGACGCGGGCATCGCAGCCGTTGCCGCTGCAGTCCTGAACGTCCTTACGGTCGCGCAGGATACCGACCATCAGTACGTCATGGTGGATTCCGCTACGGTCGATTACAAGCCGTACAGCTACCTCGCGAAGAACTACGCGGAAGACGTCCGCAAGCGCAACCTCCCTCTAATCAACGGACGTTACGCCCGTATGAACGCAATTCACACCGTCGTGCAGGTCTCTCTGCTCGTTACCCTTTAAGGAGGTGAAAGATTATGTCGATGTTCAAGACTTACGACCATACCAAGGTAAACATTTCCTTCAACGGCATCGCGCTCACCGACTTCAACGGCGACCCGACAATTTCCAAGGAAGGACCGGATTTCGAGACCGTGGAAGGCTCCAACGGGGCTGTGGAACGTTCCCGCATGGTCCGCAACCTCTACACGGTCACGCTCCCGATGATGCAGACCTCCCCGCAGATCAACGCCATCGAGACGGCACGCGTAGCCGACGAGAAGACTGGCGTAGGTCCGTTCCCGTTCGCAATCGTGGACCTCAACGGCGCATACGTCCTCATGGGCGTTGCGTGGATTCAGAGCATGGGCGACGCGGTGAAAGGCAGACAGGCACAGCCGCGAAACATCGTGCTCAACGTGAAGGCCGAAGCCGCATTCGAGGGGGCGTAGTAGCCTATGAAGCCCATCAACTTCAAAATCGGCGATGACGAATACCAGCTCCTCCCGCATACGGGATTCGACGCCATAGACCTTGACCGCAAGGTGCTCGGCGTTGTCGGTCAGATGGCGCGGACTGGCATGTTCCTAGACGACGAGGCTGACGCTTTCGTGGCGATGTCCGGGGTGTTCTCTGACATGGGGCGCGATGACTTCCGCTGGATTGTCGAGACGACTCTGAAGAACGTCACCGTGGTCACTCCGGGGAAGAAGAACGTGACTCTTTCCGAAATGGAAACAGTTACGGCGCATTTCGAGGGACGTTTCAACGAAATCTACGCCCTGCTCGTCAAGGTGTGGAGGGAGGAACGCCTTTCCCCTTTCGCGAAGGCCCCGAAGGCGACGGGTGGCGACTCAACCACTCAAACCCAATCGTAGCCGCGTTCGAGGGGACCGACTCCAAGGACATCGAGGCCCTTGGAGATGTTGGAAAGCTCGGCGGCGGAGCAGCGGAATATGTGCTAGTGTGGCGTATCGTCTCGGAAGCGCATGTTCCGCTTTCTGATATAGAGGCGGAGTGGACTTTCGACCGGATGGTGAATTTCGGGGCGTACTTGCGTATGAAGCAGGACTACAAGAGCGCATGGACTGAACTGTACTCGCAGAAGAACAAGGACAAGTAACGAAGCGGAGAACCTGTAGATGGCAGAAGAATTTGTACAGACCATAAAATTGAAGGTTGACGACAGCGAACTTGTGGCTGCCGTGAAGCGTTTCCGCGAGGCTTTCGGCGGCGGTTTCGCCGGAGCAGGAGGGAACAATCCCGCGTCCGGTCTCGAGAAGGGCATGCAGAAGGCGAGCAAGGCCGCAAGCGAAGCCGCAAGGCAGGCGAAGAACATTTCTTCCGGGATGAAGGAGGCCACGAGGGAAACGAACGGCCTAACTTCCGCTTTCAACAGCATGAAGGGTGCCGTGACGGGTCTCGTCGCGGCCTATGCCGGTTTCAAGGGTATCTCGGCGCTTGTCGGTTTCGGCAGGGGAAGCATAGACGCCTTCGTTACGCAGCGCAAGCAGGAACAGATGCTCGACACTGTCCTCCGCAACAACGGTATGGGCAATGCGTCGAAGTTCATCAAGCTCCGCGCGTCGCAGATTCAGAAGCGGACTACCATCGGCGACGAAGCCATGCTTGCAGGCGCGGCTGAGCTTTCGACATTCGTCAAGGACCCGAGAAGGCTTTCCCGAATGATGAACCTCCTTGCCGACTATTCCATGGGCATGACTGGCGGTGCGGAAATGAACCCGCAGATGCTGGCGAACCTCGCTACCGGTCTAGGAAAGGCTTTCGACGGTACATACGATTCGCTGAGAAAAAAGGGTTTCGACACTTCGGAACTCGAAATGATTACGAATGCGTTGAAACTGAATGAAGACCTTAAAAAGGGGAATGTAAAGACAGACAAGAAAACCGGGGAATTAAAACTCAGCGCAGATGACAAGGAACTCCTAAAGTGGCTGAAGGAGCACAGGGGTCAGAACATCGAGGACTTGAAGGTCGCCGCCCTTGAAAAGGCGATGGCAGACTGGAAGGGCCTTGCCGACGAATTCGCCAGGACCGACGAAGGCAAGATCCAGCAGCTAAAGAACGACATCGGAGACATGCGCGAGGAAATCGGTCGCGAGCTGTTGCCGGTCGTGGGCGAGCTTGCAAAGTCCATGAAGGAAAACCTCCCGACGCTCAAGAAAGTTTTCGAGGGGTTCAAGGATGTCCTCGTGTCTCTCATGGATGCGGTCAAGGCGCACACGGGCGAAATCCGCGAGTTCGCAAGCGCGTTTTCGGACGCGCTGAAGCTGTTTTCGCAGGCCCCCGTGGAAATCATGGGGTTCGTCGCGGCGATGAAGCTGCTCGGCCCGGCCATGCGTTCCGCCAGGGCGTCCGCTCTCGATTCGGGAACGGGCTTTGTCCTTTTGGGAAAGACGCTCAAGAACATCGGCAAGGGCGGTCTTGTCGCCGGGGCGATTTGGGGCCTAGAACAGATTTACGACGCCGCTAAGGCCGGCATCGAGTACTTCCAGCACAAGGTGCGCGAACTCGACAGAGAACATCATTACGCAAATTCAAACGAGGCCATGCGCCACGTCAGAAGCCAGATCGAGAACCAGAAGGCGCTCGGACTTTCCGAAAACGAAAAGGCGGAAGTATTGGCAAGGATGAACGGAGTCGACCCGAACATCGACTTGACGAACGTTAGGAGCCAAGCCGTCGGGATGCTGTTCAGCGGACTTAACGAAAAACAGATTTCGTGGATGAAGTACGAGTTCGAGAAACGTCATTGGAAAACAAAACAGCAAGCTGCGATGAACGCCATGAACAAGGTCGGTCAGTTGCCGAAGCCTGATTTCAGCGCCGAGGATGACATACAGAAAAGGATTGACGCAGAAACTGCCAAGATGACGAAGGGCGACACCTACAACAACAACATAACGGTCTATAACAGCATTTCCGCAGATTCCGAAATGACGGCGAAGATCATCAAGGAACAGCTGCGCTTCTTTGCAACCTCGCAGCTCAACTTCACAAGCCGCACCGCAGCGGCGAAGGCTTTCGCGCTATGATAACGTTCCCGTACCAAGGCCTCATAGACAAGTTCACAGGCGAAGACATGCCTCCGAAGGTCATGCAGTCGTCGCTGTTCTTCCGCGACGAGGGCTTCGGTCTTGACGAGCTTAAATTCGACCTGTTGATTGACGAGTCCCATTCGTTGGATTTCGACATCCCGGAACATGCCGTCGAGAACGGTTCGTCAATCAGCGACCACGTCTGCGAACGTCTGCGTTCCGTGCAGATTACCGGTTTCTTCACGAACCACCCTATAGGCGGTACGCAAAGCGGGTACGTGAACGAGGATGGAACAGTCAATGAAGAACCGGACGAAGTGAACGTTGAAGGCGTCGAAGGACGCGGAAATATCGCGCTTGAAAAATTCGAGAAGCTGAAAGAGATTGCAAGGAGCCGCAAGCCTGTACGGCTTGTCACTTCGCTGGAAGTTTACGAGGAGATGCTGTTCGAGTCCATCCCGTATTCGAGAGGCCCGGAAGACGGCGAAAGCATCAAGTTTACGGCGAAGCTCCGCGAGGTGAAAACCGCGAAAGTTTCGACAGTAAGGCGCGACGGCGTGTGGAACCCTCCGGCACCGAAGACGCAGCAGACCGACGCCGGGAAGAAGATGGCCGAGAACAACAAGGCAGGCAAGGCGACGGCGGTCGAGAAGGCTACAGGCAAGATCAAGGAATCTATAACCGGGAAGGTGATGCAGCCATGATGGAGATACCGATTAACAAGGACGGCGGCGCGTGGCGCACCCTGTCCGTGAACCTTTCGGGCGTTTCGCTCTCGATACGCCTTCTTTGGAACGGGCGCGACGGCCACTGGTTCGCGGACTTCGAGTCCGTGGACGGGAAGAACAACGGAATACGGCTTGTCACCAACACGCCGCTTTTGGCATACAAGAACCGCTGCCTGAAAGGCGGCGATCTCGTCGTCCTGAAAAACACGCTAGATTGCAAGGAGCCGCTGGGCTTCGGCAACCTCGGAAGCGACTACACTCTGAACTACATCGACGACGACGAAAAGAAGGAACTTTATTCGATCTTGACGGGAGGCGCATAGCCTATGGCGTTCGGAAGGGCGGTGCAGCTCCTTGTGGGCAAGTTCAGCAAGGGCAACGAGACGGGCGGCGAGACGACGCTGGACCTTTCGGCTCTCGACATCGAGTTCGAGGTGACGCGCTCCGTCGAGTGGTTCGACAACGGCGCGGAAATCACCATTTACAACCCGAAGCCGTACACGCTGAACTCGATAATGAACGAAGGGAACTCCGTAATACTGAAGGCGGGTTACGAGGACGAGGGCGGGGCGAAGACGATTTTCGCCGGGCAGATTGCATACGCCGTGCCGAAACGCAACGGCAAAGACATCGCGCTCGAAATCAACTGCGTGCAGGCCCGTGGCAACTTCTACCAGCTCGCGCGACTCAACTGCTCCGTGTGCTTCTCTAAGGGGAAGACGGTACGCGCCTGCCTGCAGGAGCTTTGCGACTACGCGGGTATCGTCTTGAGGACCGGGGAAGGCGCCTTCATAGACGACCCCCTTGCGTACCCGTACAGGCGCTCCGGGACTTTCACGGACGTAGTGCAGGACTTCTACGAATACGCGCTCAAGGGCGCCGGGAAGACTATCCTCTACCTCGACAACAACGAGCTCATCGTCATGGGACGCGACAAGTCCATCGACCTCGAGGAAGTGGAACTCACGCACGAAACGGGGCTTCTTGAGTGCCGTATGGAGCGCGACGAGGGCCTTAACAAGGTAAACTTCGGGGACGACCCCAACTACTTCTTCCTCTCGAAGAAGGAGGGCGACGTCAAGCCGCTCGAAAGGCCGAGCAAGGAGATAGACCGCATCAAGAAGGTGCGCGGGCGATGCCTCATGAACGCCGCCATAGTCCCGAACTGCTTCGTGGACATCGACGGCTCGGACGGCGGCGAGTACGACAGCGTGCTCGCAGTCAAGGGACGCTACATCGTCACCGACTGCACCTACAAGGGCGGAAACGTCGGCAGCGACTTCACCATAGAATTTACGGCGCAGGAGCCGAACGGGGGCATAGATGGCTACGGTCTTCGGCAG